CAAAATGAGAACATTTATGTCAAAAACCCTTGTTTTTTCTGTGGAATACCGTCATTTTAATTTATATAAATATTAAAAACGAATCAAAGTGAGGAAATAATGAAAAAATTGAGAATTTTTAAATTTTTTGATGGAAAAGAAATTAACGAGTCGGTTGAATCTCTTTCATTTAAGAAAGCAGTCAAAAGTATGCAAAATAAAATTGATTTAAAAAAACATAAAGGTTTATTTTGCGAATGGATTACTAAAAGGGGGCAGGAGATGTCTAAATGGATAAAAATGCCCATAGGAAGAAAAAAGAAAATAAGTAGGTAATGGCAAAACTAGCAAAGTCTTACGTAGCACACGTAAGAACACCAAAAAAAACATTAATAGCAAGTGGTTGTAGTTGGACAAATGAAAATTTTTGGTCTGATTCTAATCCTGATATAGATTGTTCTTGGCCAAAATGGCCAGAATTATTAGCAAAAAAATTAGATATGGAATGTATTAATTTAGGTCGTAGTGGAGCTGGTAATGAATATATTTTTTCTAGTTTGTTAGATCAAATAAAACAAACGAATAAAGATAATATAGGATTAGTAATATCAGCTTGGACTCAAACTAACAGGAAAGATATTAAAGTAAGAGGCATATGGAAACATATCGATGGGTTTTATAAACCAGACTATACTGCTATTCACAATAAGATGCCCCCTAAGTCTATAGCTGGTAATACAGATAGAAGTATAAGATATTACTATAGTCTTCAAGAAATATGTAAATCAAAAAAAATACCATTAAAGCAATTTCAAATGTTACCTTTTTTTCGTTCTAACAAAGAACTGCCAAAAGGTTTGTTAATTTGTACTCGTGAGGTCAATATTCTTTATAATAATCCTTATTTTAAGAAAATAGATAATAATTTTATTGGTTGGCCTACTGAAAGAAGATTAGGCGGATTTAATTTTTGTGATGATATATTGGATATTTATGCAAATGAGAGAACATATTGTATTTCAGATTTAGATAATCACCCTAATGCAAAAGGGCACGAAAAAATAGCGGAGTTTTTATATGACAGGTTTAGTACTATGAATAAGTCTAAAGAACGTAGTTATAAACCATACAATTCACAAGGAAGAGGAGCATAATGGCAGTAAGAGATTTTGATATGTTATCAACAGGACATAGTTGTGATTTTACAACAACATTATCACTTTCACTAGTTAGAACAGTGAAAGCAAACGGTATTGCTGGTGCTGTTGTAGGTACACCTACTATCCCACATAACGCTCCTATATGTCCACCACCTAATATTTGTTGTCCACACATTATGTTTTTAAATGCTGGATCACCAAATGTTAAAATAAGCGGTATACCTTGGGGTAGAGTTACTGATAGTGCTGACGCAGGCTTTATGATAAGAGGATCATTGAATGTATTTGCAAATGGTCTGTAATATCTTATAAATATAGGTATGGCCTACTCAAACTATGACGCAACTACAACGAATCAAAGTAAAAGATCAAATCGTATCTATAGTGATTTGAATTTAAACTTTACTAAAAATCCTGCTACAAAGGATGTTGCAAAAGTCTTTGATGTACAGGCAATTAAAAGAGCTGTTAAAAATATTATATTAACAAATAGATATGAGAAACCTTTTAATTCAGAATTTGGTTGCAATTTAAGAGGATTTCTTTTTGAAAATTTAACTGATCCTGTCCTTGTATTAATGAAGGATAGAATTTCAACAGCAATAGAAAAATATGAACCAAGAGTTACGGTAGAGGATATTGTCATAAAAGATGATGGAAAAAATGGAGTAAATATTATGGTTTCATTTTTAGTAACAGGATCAGAAGAACCAGTAACCGTATCAACATTTTTAAAAAGAGTAAGATAATATGGCACAGCACAGACTAGATATATCAGAATTAGATTTTGCTAATATAAAACAATCATTACAAACATTTTTATCAAATCAAAACGAATTTAAGGATTATGATTTTGAAGGAAGTTCTCTTAATGTTTTATTAGACGTTTTAGCATACAATACACACTACTTGGCTTACAATGCAAATTTCGTAGCAAACGAAATGTTTATGGACACAGCACAATTAAGAACAAGTGTTTCCTCATTAGCAAAATTAGTTGGTTATACACCAAACTCATCCAGAGCACCAATCGCAGATTTAAAAATAGTTATTAATGATGGAACAGGATCTTCAATTACAATTCCTGCAGGTACAAAATATACATCCGTTATAGATGGACTTACATACACGTTTGTTTCAGTATCGGATAAAGTTGTTCAACCTGTTGATGGTGTTTATACTTGCCAAAGTTTAAATTTTTATGAAGGTACATATGTAAGTTATAATCACACTTATGACGCTGGTGATGTAGACCAAAGATTTTTAATTCCAAGTGATAGAGTAGATACTACAACAGTAAAAGTTGCTGTTCAAAATAGTGGTTCAGATATAACAACAGCCATTTATGCTAAAGCAACTTCAATTACAGAATTAGATGGTACAAGTAAAGTTTATTTTTTACAAGAAGCTGAAGGTGGTCAATATGAAATATATTTTGGTGATGGAGTAATTGGTAAAGAATTAAATGACGGTAATATTATTAATATAAGTTATGTAGTAACAAATAAAACAGAAGCTAATGGTGCTACAGCATTTACTTTAGCAGGAACAATAACTGGATTTACAGATATAACTACTACGGTTAATTCATCGGCGCAAGGTGGTGCTGAACCAGAATCTATAGATAGTATAAGAAGGAATACTCCTCATTTTTATTCATCACAAGATAGGGCAGTTACAATAGACGATTACAAAGCTAAAGTTAAACAATTATATGCTAACTCTCAATCGGTATCTGCTTGGGGTGGTGAAGACGCTGAAACACCTTTTTATGGTAGAGTTTATATTTCTATTTTACCAATAAGTGGTTCCAATCTTACTGCTTCAACAAAAGATAGAATTGTTACAAGTCTAAAAAAATATTCAGTTGCTTCAGTTACACCAGTAATTATTGATCCAGAAACTACAAGTATCATATTAACTTCAACAGTAAAATTTGATGAAGCGGCAACACCAAAAACTTCCGAAACTATAAAGTCAGATGTTATTACTACAATTACAGATTACAGCGCAAGTACTTTACAAAAATTTGATACAATTTTTAGATATTCAAAACTAACAGGTTTGATTGATGAAACAGATATTAGTATCTTATCAAATATAACAACAGTAAAATTAAGAAAATCTTTTAGTCCAACATTAGGTTCTTCATTAAAATATTCAGTTAATTTTTCTAACGCATTATATAATCCACACTCTGGTCATAATGCTACTGACGGTGGTATTGTAGTATCAACAGGATTTAAAATAGATGGAGATACTACAAACGTTTGGTATTTAGATGATGATGGAGATGGTAATGTTAGAAGATATAGAATGGATGGTGCTATAAGAACCTATGGTAATAGTACACAAGGTACAATAGATTATGATACAGGTCTTATTGAAGTTAATTCTTTAAATGTATCCAATATTGAAAATGTAAGAGGTACAGCTTCAACAGTTATTGAGATTACAGTAAAACCAAATTCAAATGATTTAGTTCCAATTAGAAATCAAATATTAGAAGTGGATGTAGCAAACAGCACGGTTAATGTTGAGGCTGATACACTAGTGGGAGGCTCAGCAAACGCTGGTATAGGATATACCACAACAAGTAGTTATTAGATGACATGGCTGACTTCAGAAATAAATTATCAAATCTTTTAAGTTCACAAGTACCTGATTATGTACTTGAGGACCACCCATTATTTTTAGACTTTGTAAAAGCTTATTATCAACTATTAGAATCAGCAGAAATTAAATTAACAAATATTGGTGATCCAGACCATATACAACTTAATAGTCAAACAGGTCAAATTAATTTTATATCATTAAATGGAACAAATGTTAGTAGTGATGATGAAGATGATAGATTACTTTTAGAAGACACTACTTATGGTGACTTTATAAATGGAGAAATAATTACAGGTTCAACGTCTGGTGCTACTACTACAATCTTAATTGAAGATGTGGACGTAGGTGCTCGTTTATTCGTAGCACATCAAAACAAATTTATAGAAGGTGAATTAATTACAGGTTCAACTTCAAATGCTCAAGCTACTATATTAAAATATAGAGCCAATCCAGTTCAAAACATACAACAACTTTTAGATTATGCTGATGTGGATAAAACAATTCAAGGTTTTTTATCACAATTTAGAAATTCATTTTTAACATCTATTCCAGATAGATTAGATGAGAATGTAGATAAAAGAAAACTTATAAAGAATATTAAATCTCTTTATCAATCAAAAGGAACAAAACGTGCTAGTGAAATATTTTTTAAATTATTGTTTAATGAAGTTGCTGAAATAAGACATCCAAAAGATAATGTTTTAAGATTGTCTGATGGTAAATGGGACACTAGATTAATATTACGTTGTTTAGAAGTTGGAACTTCAGATGCTTCCAACCTTATAGGTCAAACGATTACACAAGCAGATAGTCCAACTAATACTGCTATTAATGAAGCCACTGGTATTGTAGAAGATGTATTTAAATTTATTATTGGTGGTACTACAGTTACAGAATTAGTATTGGGAAATACTTCGGTAGTAGGTACTTTTATTTCTGACCAAAATATTACTGGAATAGATAATACAGATTCAGATGTAACAATTAAGTGTACTCTTACAGGTATTATTTCTGATAGAACAATGACAACAGATGGTGCATTATATAATGAAGATGATGAGATTACATTAGCTGCTGGTGGAACAGGTTCATCTTTAAAAGTAGGACCTGTGGGATCTGGTGCAATACAAGAAGTTATTATTGATGATGGTGGAACAGGATACGTTGTAGGTGATGTTGTTAATTTTAGCACAGGAAATGCTACAGCAAAAGTTTCAGTTGTAAATGGTGGTGTAACTTTAGAAAGTGGTACTGGAACAGGACAATTAGTTATGGAAAACGAAACAGGAAAAGGAGATCCTTATTCAGGAGATAAAGTTGTACAAGAAAGTGGTAGTGGTAATGAGGATATAACCGATGTAAGAATGATTGACCATGGTAATGCTTATATTTCTTTACCTACTTTAACAGTTACAAGTGGTAGTGGATCAGGTGCAAAACTTTTAGCATATGGTTCAGAAATAGGTCGTGCATTACTTGTTAATGTTATTGAGTCAGGATATAATTATCAAGCTTCTCCAGCGCCTACACTTACTTTTCCAACATACGCCTTACTTAAAGATATTTCAGGAACATATGTAATAGGTGAAACAGTTTCTGGTTTAGGTTCAGATGGTTCAACAGTTGTAACAGCTAAAGTAGTTTCATTAGATACAGATACACAAATTTTAAAATTATCAGGTGCTTCAGGCATTTATGGAACAGATGTAACACTTACAGGTGCAGCTGGTGCTACAGGTATTATTGTACGATTAGAACAAGCAGAAGGAACTGTTAGTGTTTCTCCTTTAGTTACAACAGATGGTTCTTATATAAATGAAGATGGATGGATATCTGAAAACACTATGAAAACCCAAGACAGTTTATTATATCAGGATTATTCTTATATTATTAAAGTAGGTAGATCCATTAATGAATGGAGAGATAGTTATATAAAAACATTACATCCTGCTGGGTTTTATTTTCAAGGAGAGATTGCTATTGCAAGTCAATTGGATCTTCAAATTAGAACAATAACTGGATTAAATAGTGGTACAGAAGGTATATTAAGATCAGCACTAACTAAAATATATTCACAAATTATAGGTCGTAGATTAGGAACAGAAGATGATGGAACAAGTTTAAGAGCAAACGCAAAAGCAACTGTATCTGCTGATTTTGATCAGGATACAATTACACAATTTTCTAAAACAACAAGAGATGTAACCTTAACAAGACCTGCTATTGATATTAATTATGTAAGTAGGGTTAGAAGAAATATTACAGATTCAAGTGGTAATGTTGTAAATGTAAGACAAGCATTTGTATATGCTGGGCCACGATTAGGTGTGTTAGATAAATGGGCAAATACTGTATTTGGTATTACTGCTAATGCTAGAGGTAGTGCTGGAGGAAGTGGAATTACGTTTCAAGCATTAAATGGTATTAAAGTACAAGGGACTAGAACAATTTTAGATGGTTCAAATGCAATATTTTTACTGACTTCAAACGAAGCTGGTAGAAAGATGAAAACAAATTTTACTATTCCTGCACAAATAGGCGATTATTCAGCAAATACAATGGACGAAACATACACAACATTTGATTCAGATAGTGTTACAATGGATGTGGTATAACATATAAATAGATAAGAGGCAGTATGGCAAAACAAACAATCAATATAGGTACAACAGCAAATGATGGGACAGGTTCGTCTTTACGTGCTGGTGGTGATCTAGTTAACGATAATTTTAACGAAATTTATACAGAATTAGGTAATGGAACAACTTTAGCAATTATTAGTAAAACACAAACATTATCTAATAAAACTATTGATTTAGGTACTAATACAGTTACAGGTTCATTAGCTGAATTTAACACTGCATTACAAAGTGATACTTTTACTACAGCAGCTTCAACTACAACTTTCACAAATAAGACTATTGATTTAGGTGATAATACAGCAACAGGTTCATTAGCTGAATTTAATACTGCCTTACAAGGTGATAGTTTTGTTTCATTAACAGGATCAGAAACATTAACAAATAAGACTTTAACAAGTCCTGAAATCAACACAATTACTAGAACAGGAGATTTTACACTAGACGTATCAGGTGACTTAACGCTTGATAGTGATGGTGCTACAATCGCATTTAAAGATGGTGGTACTATCTTTGGTGCCGTAATTAATAATAGTGGTGAAATGCAATTAAGATCAGGCGCTTCACTAGGAACTGCAATGACCTTTGCAGGTGCAAATACAACTGCTAATGGTGATCTTACTGTTACAGGAACTTTAACAGTTAATGGTTCAACAACTACAGTTAATTCTACTAATACTACTGTAGATGATAATTTATTAGAATTAAATTCTGGTGCAACTTCAAATGCCAATGATACAGGTATCATTATGGAAAGAGGTTCTACTGGTGATAACGCAATTGTAGCCTGGGACGAGTCGGCAGACAAGTTCGTTATGGGTACTACAACAGCGACTGCTTCTGATACAGGAAACTTAACAATTGCTACAGGAACTCTTGTGGCAAATATAGAAGGTAATGTTACAGGAGCCCTTACAGGAAACGCTGATACTGCAACTGCATTAGCAACAGGTCGTACAATAGGTATGTCAGGTGACGTAGTATGGACATCAGCAAGTTTTGATGGATCAGGCAATGTTACGGGTGTTGCAGCTCTACAAGCAAATACTGTATCATCTACAGAATTAGTAGGTGCAACTACTTTACTGATAATTAATTCTGCTGATGTTACACAGAAAACAATAATAGGTGCAGGAAGTTAAATAAAATGATTATAAATATAATTAAGGAATAGAAAAATGCCAGCAATAATAACAAACAAATTTAGAATGAACAACGCTGAACAATTTGAGGAATCATTTTCAGAGGCGACCCCAACAGTTTACTATCTAGGAATAGGTAGAGCTCAAGCATATGGTACTTTAACAAGACCAGATGGAAGAACAGATTATGAGGGCACTGAAACTGCCCCAATTACACCAGGTGATAGTGTATTAAATGAATTTAAAAATTATGATGACTTATTAGCAGTTAAAAAAATCACAGGTTCAGGTGTTAGTTTTGTAATACCAAGAAGAAACTGGACAACAGGTACAGTTTATGATATTTACAGACACGACTATGAGGAATATGTAACTGGAAGTACATCAACAAGAGTAACATCAACAAGTACTGCAACGACTTTATTTGATTCTACTTTTTATGTTAAATCAAGTGATTCAAATGTTTATAAATGTTTAGATAACAATGGTGGTGCTGCTTCTACAGCTGAACCATCAGGAACAGCAACATCAGTTACTACAACAGGTGATGGATATAAGTGGAAATATATGTACACTCTTTCATCTTCAGAACAAGCAAATTTCTTATCAACAGATTTTATGGGAGTTTCAACAAACTCAACTGTGGCTGCAGCTGCTGTTGATGGTGCATTAGACATAGTAAAAATTAAAACTGCAGGTTCAAGTTATACAGTTTCAGGTGGTGCAACATCAGGAACAATTACTGCTGTCCCTATAAGAGGAGACGGTTCAAGTGGTGTATGTTCAGTTGTACTCACTTCAGGTGCCATTTCAGCTGTTACAGTAACAACTGCTGGAACAGGTTATACATCTGGTTATATTAGAAACGCTGATATTATTGCAGCTACAAATGCTGGCGGTGCAGGATCAGGTGCAGAATTAGATGTAATTATTCCACCAAAAGGTGGCCATGGTAAAAATGCAGTAGAAGAATTAGGTGGATTTTTTGTAATGTTAAATACTTCATTAGAAGGAACAGAAAGTTCTAACTCTGGTGACTTTACAGCCGCAAACGATTTTAGAAAAATTACTTTAATTAAAAATCCTAACAACACAGCTGGTTCAGCTGCTTCAGCTGCAACTTTGAGAGCAACAAATGCTGTTAAAATTGCTGCTTCTCCATCGCCAGGAACATTTACTGCTGATGAAGAAATAAATCAAGCAACAACTGGTGCGGTTGGAAAAGTTGTTGAATGGGATGCTACTAATAAAATTTTGTATTATATCCAGACAAGGCACAACGATGCTGGTGCTGATACAAATGGAAATGTTACAGCGTTTTCAGCTGCAAACGTAATTACAGGACAGACTTCAAGTGCGACAGGTACTCCAGATGCAACAACTCAAACAGTAAACAATGTTGTCTTTACTTCTGGATATTCTGCTCCAGAAATACAACACGATTCTGGTGAATTACTTTATGTTGAAAATAGAACAAAAATTACAAGAGCAACTGACCAAACAGAAAATATTAAGTTAATAATTGAATTTTAATAAAGGATCAAAAGATAATGCCATCACCAACTGATTTTAATGTCAGTCCTTACTATGACGATTTTGCCGAGTCAAAGAAGTTCCATAGGATACTTTTTAGACCAGCATTTGCTGTTCAAGCAAGGGAGCTAACTCAAGCACAAACACAATTACAAAATCAAATTGAAAATTTATCAGATCATATTTTTGATAAAGGTGCAATGGTTATTCCAGGTGAAATTGGATATGATTTAAATTATTATGCTATAAAATTAACATCAAAAAGTAATTCAACAATTGCTAACTATGTTGGCCAAACTTTAACAGGTAACACATCAGGTGTTACTGCTAAATGTATAAATGCTGTTGCTACAGATGGTACTGATCCAGATACTCTTTTTGTAAAATACTTTAATACAGCTTCAGATGGTTCAACAATTTCTTTTTCAAATGGAGAAACAATAACAGGTTCTAGTGCTGATACAGCTGTTGTTGCTTCAACTGCTACAGGCTGTGCTGCTCAAGTACAACAAGGAATTTATTACATTAATGGTTTTCACGTTCAAGTATCTGAACAAACTTTAATATTAGACAAATATACAAATACACCTTCTTATAGAGTAGGATTAGGAGTTACAGAATCTTTTGTAACATCAGGAGATGATTCATCTTTAAATGATAATGCTCAAGGTACATCAAATAATAATGCACCTGGCTCTCATAGATTAAAAATTTTATTAACACTTTCTAAAAAAGCATTATCTAGTACCGATGATAATAATTTTTATGAATTGTTAAGATTATCTGAAGGTAATTTACAAAATCAAGTTAGAACAACTGAATATGCCGTATTAGAAGATACACTTGCTCGTAGAACATTTGACGAATCAGGTGACTATATTGTAAAACCTTTTGATATAGACATAAGAGAACATTTAATTTCAGGAACAAATAGAGGTGTTTATGCTTCTGGTGATGGTGGAGACGCAACAAAACTTGCAATGGGAATTTCTCCTGGAAAAGCATATGTACAAGGATATGAAATTGACACTATTGCTACAACATGGACAGCAGTAGATAAAGCTAGAGATTACGACACACAAAATAATTTTAGTACAAGATTTGATATAGGTAATTATATAAATGTAACCAATGTTTATGGTACTCCAGACATAGTGTCAACGTCTGGTGTAGAAGCATTTAAAGGAATAACTTTACACGATACAGCAACAAGTTCTCGTGGTACAGCAAATACAGGATCAAGTTCAGGTATAACTACAATCGGTAGAGCAAAAACTAGAGGCTTTGAATATTCTTCTGGTACTGCTGCTGCTAATATTTTTTCAAACGCAAGTATAACAAGTGCTATTTACAAACAATATCTATTTGATGTTGTTTTATTTACACACTTAAATATTAAAACTGCTCAAGCATATACAAACGGAGTTACTATTACAGGTAATAGTTCAGGTGCTACTGGTGTTAAACAAGAATATTCTACTACAGAAAGTGCTACAATTACTGGTGCAACACAGGCTGATCCTTGTGTTGTAACATCTTCAAATAAATTTAAAGAAGGTCAACAAGTTACTATTGCTAGTGTTTCTGGTATGACTCAATTAAATGGTAATGTTTATACAGTAAGAAATCCAAGCGCTTCAAACTTCCAATTATACGACACAGATGGAACAACTGCAATTGATAGTAGTGGATTTAGTGCTTATAGTTCAGGTGGTACAGCTGCACACGGTGTTGTTATACTATCAAACGTACAAGGTATATTTACTGCTGGAGAAACAATAACAGACGGAAGTTCTACATCTGTTATTCAAGCAGACGCTGTTGGTCAAAAAGGTGTTACTTCATATGATTTACCATCAGTTAAACAAGTTGCGATGGCAGGTAGTCCTACATTTACTGCTGATACAGCACTTGACGCTACGAATGGCGAAAATGCTATACTTACAGGTTCATTAGATATTGCAAATGGCAGTGCTAGTGTTACAGGTATTAATACAAGATTTACTGAAGAATTAGTCCCAGGAGATTCAATCTCATTTACAAACGATAGTGGTAATACAGAAACAAAAATAGTAGAAGCTATTATATCAGGTTCTAGTTTAACAATGACAGCTGTTTCAGCTGCTGCTTCAACTAAAACAGTTGCAACAAGACGTAGAGCAAAAACTCAATCACCTGAAAAACATATAGCAATTTTTAATCTGCCTTATGAAAATATAAAAACATTAAAGACAGCAGCTAATAGTAATGCTTCAGATACAACTTACACATTTAGAAAACACCAAATTGCAACACTAACTGGAGATGGTATCGCTACTTTCTCTGCTGGTGTAAATGAAACTTTTGCAACTTTAGATGAAGGTGATTTTACAATCTCTATAAAAGCTACAGGTTCTGGTGGAACAGGTGCTGTTGGAGATGTATTAAGTTTAACAGGTAACAACCACGAAAGTTCTGCTATATTTGCATTGAACGGTGCTAAAACAACTTTAACTATAGACTTTGGTGCTAATTATGCTGCCCACGATATTAAAGCATTATTAACATTAAATAAATCTGTAGGAACTTCAAAAACAAAAACATTAAATGCAGCTTCAACTATACAAGTTGCTACACAGGCAGCCGTTGAGGCAAGTGCTGTTGGTTTAGGTAAAGCAGACGTTAATACACTTAATAGTGTTTATATGGCACCTGACTTTAGTACGGATGCAACAACAAGTCATACGGATGTTAGTGATAGATTTGAATTAGACACAGGACAAAGAGATAACTTTTATGACATTGGAAGAATTAAATTAAAGACTGGTGAACTAACTCCAACAGGAAGATTACTAGTTAATTTTGATTATTTCTCACATAGTACAGGAGATTATTTTGATGTTGATTCTTATTCTGTTGATTATGAAGATATTCCTGTTTACACTTCTTCTACAAGTGGTGTAAGATATGAGTTAAGGGATGCTTTAGATTTCAGACCAAGAGTTGATGACGCTTCAACAATAGACGCTGGTGTACAAGATAGATCATTTGACGGATCAGGTGCTTCTGTAGTACAACCTGTTAAAGTTAATTCAGACGTAAGAGCTGATTTTGAATATTATTTAGGAAGAATAGATAAAATATTCCTAGACAAAGATGGTAATTTTAAAGTATTAAAAGGTGCTAGTTCACATTCACCAAAAATACCAGGTACATTAGAAAACGCTATGCACCTATACACATTATTTTTACCTTCTTATACATTAGATACTGCTGACGTAACTATTGAACACGTTGATAATAAAAGATATACAATGAGAGATATTGGACGTATTGATGATAGAATTGATACGATTGAATATTATACTCAATTATCTTTATTAGAAGCAAACGCACAAAATTTACAAATACAAGATTCAAATGGTTTTGACAGATTTAAAAATGGTTTTGTAGTAGATAATTTTACAGGACATAATATTGGTGATGTAGGTAATAGAGATTACAAAGTTTCAATAGATTATGCTAATGGAGAAATGAGACCAACATTCCATGAAGACGCTGTACAATTAATTGAAAGAGATGATGATGGTACTGCTATTGCTGCTGTAGATAGAACAGACGCACAATATCAAAAAACTGGTGATATAATTACTTTACCTTATACTGAAACAACTTTAATAGACCAACCTTATGCAAGTAAGGCTATCAATGTAAATCCATTTGGAGTATTTACATGGATAGGTTCAATAGAATTAACACCTCCAGGTGATGAATGGAAAGAAACAGAAAGAGCTCCAGAATTAGTTATAAACAACCCTAATGGAGGTTGGGACAACTTAACTAAACAAACAGGTAACTCTGGTCAGTTATCAGAATTTCCTATGTCAACAGTTTGGAACTCTTGGCAAGATACTTGGACAGGAAAACCTGTTGAAAGTGGAAGAAGACGAGTTGGTACAACCGAAAGAAGAGGCGGTCATGGTTGGAGAGTTATGGCCAAAGAAGAAATTACAACAACACAACAAGTTTCACAAACAAGAGCAGGTATAAGAGCAGTTGCAATTCCTCAAACAGTAAGAACATCAATGGGTGATAGAGTTGTATCTGTTGCATTTGTTCCATTTGTAAGAAGTAAAACAATAACATTTAATGCAACAAGATTAAAACCAAATACAAGAGTTTATCCTTTCTTTGATAATGTTGCTGTAACTGCATATGTAACACCAGATGGTGGTTCATTAGGAGGAAATTTAGTTACAGACGCAAATGGTAAAGTTGAAGGTACATTTGCTATACCAGATCCAAAAGTAGATGCAAATCCAAGATGGAGAACAGGTCAAAGATTATTCAGATTAACAAGTTCATCTACAAATAGTTTAACAAATGCTAATGTTGAAACAGCAGCTAATGTTGAATATGTTGCTAGAGGCTTGATAGAAACTGTAAGAGAAACTATTATTTCAAGTAGAGAATTTAAAGTTGAAATGAGAAGTGTTACAGATACACAAACTATAACAAGAACATCTACAAGAACGGAAGAAAGACAAGTTGGATACCACGATCCTTTAGCACAAACTTTTTTAGTTGATGATAAAGGCGGAGTATTTTTAACATCCGTTGATTTATTCTTTAGTACAAAAGACGCAGCTATTCCATTAACCGTACAATTAAGAAACGTTGTTAATGGTTATCCAGGACAAAAAATATTACCGTTCTCGGAAGTTACAAAGAATCCAGCTGATGTTAATATAAGTACAGATGGTACTACAGCTACTACATTTACATTTGCTTCTCCTGTTTATATACAGGCTAATGTAGAATATTGTTTTGTTGTTATGGCAAACTCACAAGATTATAATGCTTATGTAGCAAGAATTGGTGAAACATCATTAGATTCAAATAGAACCATATCTGCTCAGCCTTACGCTGGCGTAATGTTTAAATCACAAAATGGTAAGACATGGAGTGCTGAACAAAATGAAGATATGAAATTTAAATTAAGAAGAGCAGAATTTAGTCAAGTAACTGGTACAGTTACATTAACAAATGATACTTTACCTGCAAGAACACTTAAAAATAATCCAATAAGAACAACAAATAGTTCTGGAGTGGTTAGAGTGTTCCATCCAAATCACGGTATGCACGGAACAAGTAATAATGTTACAATCGCTGGGGTTCCAGCTGGTACTCACAATGGTATTGCTCATACAGCAATTAATGGAACATATACTTCCATATCAAATATAACTTTAGACAGTTATGATGTTACAACAACTGGTACCGCAAATGCTACTGGAGATATTGGTAGTAATGCTGTAACTGCAACTCAAAACAGATTGTTTGATGTTGTAAACCTTGGTGGTATTCAAACTGTTACCGTACCAGATACAAATATAGAATATTATATTAGAACAACAACAGGAAAAACACTACACGGTTCAGAAACAGAATTTAATTTAACAACGGCTGCTAATAAAGTTGCCGTAGTTAATAATGATAATATTTCTTGGACAGCACCTCAAGTGATTGTAAGTGAAATAAATGAAACAAATGAAAGTATTAGTGGTGGTAAATCTTTTTATACACAATTAGAAATGTCAACAACAAATACTAAATTGTCTCCAGTATTAGATACTCAAAGAATGAGTGCCTTCACAATTTCAAATAGAATAAACAATCCAACATCTAGTAACACACCAGATTTTGTTGATGATGTTGCTTCTACAGGTTCATCATCTGCTGCTATCTATTGTACAAAAACAGTAGGTTTGGAAAACAAATCAAAAGCACTTGACATTAGATTAACTGCTAATGTAAGATCAACATCTGAAATTGAGATGTTTTATAAAACATCTGGTCCAGATGAAGAAAGAAAAATAGGTGATATAAGTTGGACACCTTTTAATACAGATGGTAGTCCAGACTCATCAATAACACCTGCTGAGGATGATTTCACATTTAGAGAGTATCAATATTCAGCAAACGATATAAATGATTTTACATCATTTCAACTTAAAATAGTTATGAAAGGAACCAACTCATCATATCCACCAGTGCTTAGAGATATGAGAGGTATTGCGTTGGCGGTATAGAGATATGGCAAAAGTAATAGTTGAAGGATACAACCACTTAATAAGAGATACAAGCTCTAACGCAATTGTTAATACAAGTACTTCGGACTATTCTTTGTATATGGCAAGATTTAAAGCAAGAGAAAAACAAAGTGATGTTTTAAGAGATACAGTAAAAGAAATAAATAATCTAAAGAAAGAATTAAGAGAAATTAAAGAATTGTTTAATGAGATTAAAGGAGTAATTAAAAACTAATGGCTGCAAGAACAATAGCAACAACAGATACATTAGAAACGTTTAGAACACAATTTAACGCATTGTCTGAAACTGACTTTGGCGATATTGCTACACTAGACAACGCTCTTTCTGCAACGTCTGTAATAGGCGCTGTAAATGAATTATATTCTGCTATTGCAGGAAGTTTATCATTTAATATAACAGATGGTTCAAATACACAAACCATTGCAAACGCTCAAACTATTACGATTTCTGGAACAGCGAACCAAGTTACAGCAGTTGTTTCAGCAACAGATACATTAACATTAGGTTTAGCAAGTAATATAACAGTCAGTGGTACAAC